ATATATATTTTAAATAACAGTAAATTTATATTAAGTGATGAAGGATTAAAAAGTGTCTTTATTTCAAAAATTATAAATCTTTTAAACAGTAAAATAAACCATTATTTGAATAAATTAGATGCCAATTCACGAATAAATTTTGATAGTTATTTTGAAGATACCTTAACAGATTCGGTGGGTAAGGTTGCTAGCTATGCGAATCTTTCTGGTGCTGAAAAGAAGGCGGTTGATCTTGCCTGCATGTTTTCATTCATGGAAATGCGAGAGCTTCAGAATTTTCCAGTATTCAATTTTGTGCTTTTTGATGAGATTTTTGATAGTAGTTTCGATAAAAAGAGCGTTCAACTTATAACTGATATTTGTGAAGAAATATCCCTGAATAAGTGTGTATTCATTATAAGTCACCGAAAAGATGCGATTTATTCAAATAATTTTAAAACATTAAGCTTACAAAAGAAAAATGGCATAACAACAGTGCTTGAAAATTAAAATAATATATTAATTAGATTTATGTTTAATACTGGTAATCCATTTGCTGCAAATCCTCTTCTTCAAGCAGTAAGTCAATATTCTAATACTATAGCACCAAGACCTGCGTTGGCACCCACATCACCACAGCCTGACAATATGCCGGATCGTGGAATCAATTATCTTGCAGATTATAGCGGTTGCGGTCATTGGCGTTTGATTTGGCCCGAAATGATTCTTAATGCCCATAATAAAATGACCATGCATAGCACAACAGTCATGTGCCTTGATCCTCGTTATTATATCAATACCAAGGCAGTTCGTGTTCAACGTCAGGCAACAGAACATCAACTAAAGTTTGTTCAGTTTTTAAAGCAGTTGGGACAACAGAATGGTTTTCGTCTTCTTTATGAGATTGACGATCTTGTTTTTCATGAAGATATTCCAGATTATAACAAGTTTAAAACTGCATTTATTGATCCTAATATCCGAAAACAAGCCCAAGCTATCATGAATGAATGTGATGAAATCACAGTAACATGCAAATTCATGAAAGATTATTATGCTGAAAAGACGGGGCACAAAAAAATCACAGTCATTCCTAACTATCCTCCAAAGTTTTGGATGGGTAATTACTATAATCTTAAAAAAATTAGTGAAAATTACGATAACAGCCAAAAGAAACCAAGAATTTTATACGCTGGAAGTGGTGCACATTTTGATGTGGAGAATCGTGTAGGACAAAATGATGATTTTGCACACGTTTTACAGGCAATTGCAGATACAAAAGACAAATATCAGTGGGTTTTCTTTGGTGCATTTCCAATGATGTTCCGACCTCTAGTTGAAAAAGGCATATTTGAATATCATCCTTGGCAAGATCTTTATCATTATCCAGGCAAGATCAATGATTTGAGAATCAATATGATGATTGCACCATTACAAAATAATAATTTCAATAAAAGCAAGAGTGATTTGAAGTATATTGAAGCTTGCTGTTATGGTCTTCCTATTGCTTGCCAAAATCTTTGCACATATGAAGATGCTCCATTCAAATTTGATACCGGAGATGAAATGATTAAGGTAATTAATGAAGTTTTAGGTAAAAAATCAAAATATATGACTCATTGTGAGCGGGCTAGATCTGCTTCAGAAAAGCGTTGGCTTGAAAATGAGGATAATATTAACAAATATGTTGAATTGTACAAATATCCTTATGGGGATGAACGCCGGGTGTTGCTAAACAAAGTGAATGGGTTAACATAGTTGGCGTGTATAGGCATGCCACATACGATCCTTTAAATCACGCTATTCGTCTGGCCACATGGTCAGAAACAGGTGAGCGAATAACAGTAAGTCGCACATATTATCCGTATTTGTATGTAGAAACAAGTGGTCAGCACGACGAAATATCATTATATAATACAAAATTAAAGAAAAAGACATTTAGTTCATCGAAAGAACGGCGTATTTTCTCTGAAAAAGATGAAAACAAACGCATTTATCATAATTTCACTTGTTCCCAACAGTTTTTAATCGATGAATTTTCATCAGAAATAGATAGTCCAGATTTTGTTAAGCATCCTTTAAAAATATTTTATTTGGATATTGAAACTTACAGTCCAGATGAGTTTCCAGAACCATCTTTGGCAAAAGCACCTGTCAATATGATAACCATATATGACAATCTTTCAGAAAAGTTTCATAGTTTCGGATTGGGTGAATATGATTCCCATGACAATATAATCTATCATAATTGTAAAACTGAAATAGTTTTATTGGAAAGGTTTTTGGATTTCTTTCAAAAAGATTATCCTGATATTGTGGCAACCTGGAACGGAGAAGTTTTCGATATTCCTTATCTTGTGCATCGTATAGGAAGAGTTTTAGGAGAGGATCAGGCAAAAAGACTTAGTCCATATAATAATATTATCTCAAAAGAGATATTCACCAAATTCGGAAAGAAAGCAGAAAAGTTTTATATTGAAGGAATCGCCAATTTGGATTACATGAATGTTTATAAAAAGTTTTGTCCAGTGCAGCGGGAAAGCTATTCTCTGGGTTCCATAACTTCACTAGAACTGGGAGAAAGCAAAATAGAATATGAGGAAAGCAATCTGTCCTCATTGGCGGAGAAAAATTGGAAGCAATTCGTGGATTATAACATTCAAGACGTTAATCTTCTGGTTAAGCTAGAGGAAAAATTGCATTATTTGAGCATTCTTCGTTCTCTTTCTCATGTAGGACTGACCAATCTTGAAACTGCCATGAGCACAATCAGTATTGTGGCGGGTGCAGTGGCTATTCAAGCCAAGAAAAATAAGAAAATTATACCCACCTTTCCACATAAAGAAGATGATGGAGTTACAATTGAAGGTGCATTTGTTAGTGAACCACAAAGAGGTTTTCATGATGCGGTTATCAGCTTTGATGCCAATTCACTCTATCCCAATTTGATTCGAACATGTAATATGAGTCCGGAAACAAAGGTGGGAAACCTTGAAAAACTAGACGACAAGACATTTTTACATCATGTAAATGGTAAAAAATACACGTTAACGGATGAAAAACTTAAAGTATTGATGGAAAAGGAAAATCTTGCTGTAACAAAGATAGGAACTTTGTTTAGTCAAAAAGAAACAGGTCTTGTTCCTCAAATTATTGAAGAAAATTATAAAAAACGGGTGGATATAAAAAAGGAATTAAAGAAAATAAAGAGAGAACTGCTTAATTCTGAAAAAGATTCAGAAGATTATAAGGAAAAAAAGAAACGAGAATCCATTCTAAACAACAAACAATATGCCCTTAAGATTCTCATGAATAGTATCTATGGGGCATTTGCAAACAATTTCTTTTTTTTAAGTGATAGAGATGTGGCTAGAAGCATTACAGTCACAGGTCAAAGTGTAATCAAAAAAGGAAGTGAAATTATTGAAGAATTTTTTGTTAAAAATGGCATAGAAAAAGAATCATTAGAAAAGAACTCTCCAATGGTTTATGGAGATACGGATAGTTGTCACGTTTCAGTCAAACGGCTTCTTGAAAAAAATAATATAAAATTATTAAAGAAGGACAAAACTTTAAATTCCGACGCAGAAAAGGTTATTGACAATCTAGAAAAATACATCAATGAACAAATAACCTTTTGGGCTAAAAAGGAACTTAATAGCAGTTCGCCAAATCTGGAATTTAAACGGGAATCCATATGTGACGTGGCCATTTATATACAAAAGAAACGATATGTGCTTCATGTTATTGATGAAGAGGGTGTTCCTTGTGATAAAACAAAATATACAGGAATTGAGGTGGTTCGAAGCACCATGACCAAGCAAGTAAAAGAATTTAATAAAAAAATTATTGAAACCATGATACAAACTCGGGATCCATCTCAGACAAATATAATCCTGGAAAAGATTTATGAAGATTTTCAAACCAAAGATGAAAAAAATCTTTCATTTGTGGTGGGTATTAAGAATTATGAAAAGTATTCTGACTCATGTAATGAACTGATGACAGTAAAAGGAATGCCTGTACATGTTAAGGCAGCTTATTATTATAATTATTTTCTTAAAAAACAGTCTTTGTTAAAAAAACATGAAACCATAACAAGCGGAGACAAGATTCAATATTATTATGTGCAACAACCGAATCAATTTGCCATTTCAGTTATGGCATTTAAAAATCGTCTTCCAGATGAAATCAAAGAATTGTTCCCCATGGACAAAGAAAAGCAATTTGAAAAGCTTGTTTTGGAAACAATGAGAAAAATTTTTGAACCGGTAGGGTGGGAAATACGAGAACCAGGAAAAATGAACTATGCTAATCTTGAATTACTTTTTTCTGACGAGTAATTGACTGGGTTTTGTCACATTTCTTCCTAATTTTTTACTAATAGCTTTGGACCAAGTTTTGTTTAAATTTTTCAATCTTGTTATTTCAGCTTTTAATTTGTAAGGATCTTGAGGAAGTTCTTCTGTAGATGGTTCAGCAGGAGTTTCATCTGCTACAGGTTCTGGAGTAGGAGCAACGGTTTCTTTTTTGGCATAAACATCACCATGAAGTTTTTGCTTTTCTTCAGGAGAAAGTTTTGCATATTCCG